ATTTGACTAAAATTGAAACACCTGTATACGGAGATCGAATGTCTCTGTTTAGTTCACTTGCTTATAATAATTTTTCTATGGAAGAAATGCGTAACGGTACTGCTTGGCGTTTACTCTCTGACCTCGAGTAATTTAAACAAACGATTTGATTTGTTATTAACCTCAGCAATAATATTAATACTCAGTCTATCGTGTCCTGGATCTTGTCTAGGTGTTACACCATGCACAGATTTATTTGAGTTTAAAAACATTACAAAAGTATTTTCTTTATAAGGAATAGTTTTGTATTCTTTTAGTTTGTGATTGTTTGTTATTTGTCTACCGGTTCCTTCTACAACAGTACTCATTGGTTGTGTATCGTATATCACAAAATCTCCACCTTTTGCTTTATCTCCTCTTTGCCTCATATAAAGTAAACCAGCATATATTTCTACCGGATTATCTATGTGAGGTGTTCTTGTTGTTCCTTTGGTGATAGGTTCATGAATTACGAATTGTGTATCAGTGACTATACCTTCGTTTCCTTCTGTGTGTCTAACTTTTACTTTTTCGTCTTTAATCCAACGTCTTTCATTAAACATACGTAACACTAAATTATAAAACTCTTGCGAAGTATGATACTCAAAAAAGTCTAACCAGCATTGTTTTGCTTCAACTCTTTTAGATTTTATAAAATCGTTTGCTAGTCCTCTGTAAGTGGATCCTTCGACTATTGGAAAATTATCTTTAACTGTCTGTACAGGATAGTTTTCATACAATAATTCATATGTTTTTAGTGGTAAGCAATCTTTGATTATTATGTGAGGATATGGGTCAGTGAAATAATCTGTTGCAGGATTAAATTTTTGTAATACAGAATATATATTCATTACGAACTAAAAAGATTTATTAATTCTTTTTTCCAGTCGTCACCATACTCGCAGTCTCGGTAACCATCAAACCACGGTCCACCTTCTGTGTAGTGTAATATTTTCGGAGTCCCGTCATTGGGTTCTTTGTACCAACCTACTAACCAATTGTATTCTGCAGGCATAGATCCAATTTCATTGTCATCTAACCAACTAAATCTGTGTAGGAATTTTGGTGACTCTTCGTTTAACAATTCTGGTGTTAGTATTTTGTTCTTAGGATGTTCGCAGTTCCAAAGTACCATGCTAGACCAATTTTTTCTTGGGTACACTGTTTGTGTTTGACCATCCATTTTAGTTGTTTCTTTGGGTGTGTAATCATGCTGTACAACTACAACTGCCTTAGATGGATCACAATATTTTACAAGTTCATGGCTTGGAATCTTCCAAAGAAAATCGCAATCACAGAACACTGCCCAACCTTTAAAGTCGTTTAGATAAGGAACAAAAAATCTTGTGAATGTAAATTCTGTTGATGCTAACTTGTCTACAGGACGAGTATACAATCCTTGGTCACGCATTTGTTTTTGTTTTAAAGGAATAACTTCTGCTGATGGATCACGTCTTTTAATTGAGTGTTCGCATACTTGATATGCTATGTCTTCACGACTATCGTGGCCTACGTATATTTTCATCTTGCTATTAATCCGTGTATATCTTTCCAATTATTTACACGGATAATATCAGGATGTTCAAAATCTCGGTTGTATGGGTGGTCGATTAATATAGGCTTTAAACCGTATTTAAGACCTGCTAGTGCGTTGTGAGGTTTGTCCTCAACCCAATATAGTCCAGTATCATGAAACTCCGCTAATGCACCGTCTTTGTCTGCTCCTGTGCCTAGGATATGATAGTTTGTAAACACATGATCGCCAAACAGTTCTCCCATTCTTCTCTTACGTAATTGTTGTGCTGGTATGTCAGATGTCTGTGATGTTATTGGTATAAAGGTCCATCCCTCAGCCGCTAACAATTTTACCCATGTTTGTGATTCCAACATTGGTCTCTGCGTACCCATCCATGCACTTCTATTAAACTCTCTAATTTCTTTCCTTATTTGTTCTTTGGTTACACCAAACCTTTCGGCCATTTCGTATGTGTTTTGTTTGTCTGGAAGTAATCTATGCGGGTGATATCTTGCACCTCTCTCATCGAACAGTGTTCGTTGCAACATCCATTTTGTAAAATGATGTTCCCATTCTAACAGTACACCGTCAACGTCTGTTAATATTATTCTATTTGATTGTGGCATCTTCCATCCCCGCTACTCTGAGTTTAACAATGTTTGTTATTTGCCATTGTTTCTGGTCTAATCCTTTGGTGATGCCTAACCATTGGTTTCTTAATAATGCGAATTCATTAATAATTTTTTCTAAGTCTACAACATCTGCTTCACCATCGACATACTTGTCAGCATCACGTGAAGTTAATGCTCTGTTATAGTTTTCTAAAAACTTTTTAAAAGTCTTAGATCTAAGTCTTCTTTTTTCAATATTTAGATATTCTAGTATTGCTTCTATTTCTTGTAGTTGGTTAAACCTTTGTTCAACAACACCAGGCATTGATGCTGATGCTTTTTCTAAATTACCCCAAATAGAACATTCTTTTCGTGCGTGTTGATATTCTGTTTGATAGTGATTAATACACTCTGGAATGAGTGAGATATCTTTGCTTACTTTAGTATACCAATTCGTCATCGTCATATGAATCCTCTTCGTCATCTTCAAATACATTACCAACTGCTTCTTCTAATTTAGGATCGTAGTCAGATGATGCTTTAAGTTCTTTATCGTCAACACCTATATCTCTTAATGTGTTAATAAAGTCAACTGCTCCGTCTAATTTATTTCTTTCTGGTAGATAGTGTGAAAATGAATTCCATATACGTTCGATATCTTCGTGGGTCATTTCTGCCATTTAGTCTTCCTTTGGTTGTTCAACTGTTTCATTAGTTGCTGTAGATAATTTATCAAAATCAGACATCAACATATCTAATTTATCTCCAGTCCAGGCTTTTCTAAAGTCTAAATGCTCCTTTCCTTTTGAATCAACGTATTTTAATCTGTTTCCTTGCTGTGTTAATACACCTTTCTTTTCAAAAAGATCTACTAATCCACTGTATGGATCCATACCAGTGTCATAAGGAATTTTAACTTGTACTGCTTCAAACGGTTTAGCATATCTTGTTTTCATTACCTTACAACCTGCTCTAATACCTCTCACATCTGTAACTTTGTTGCCTTTTTCGTCCTCTTTTAATTTCAATTTTTTCATTGCGACAACAATACTTGATGCATAGATAAATCCTTGTCCTCCTGATATTTTATCATCTGGATCAAACATATCTTGTGATGCGTATGTGTGATTGGTTGCTATAAGTCCTACATTCCAACTACCAAACATATTAACACAGTTTCTTACAAGTGCCGTCAATGCCTTGGGTTTTCTACCTAAGTCACCTTTCATTTCACCTGCTTCAAACTGATTTACATCTGTTGGAGTAAGCATCATACCTAACGAATCAATTACAAATAATACTTTTGGAGCATCTTCTTTGTTGTCTGCGTGTTGATCTTTGTAGCCTTTCATAAACTCCGAAATAGTTTTTGCTACATCATCTACCATGGATAAACTTAATTTTAAAAGTTTATCTTCTGATGTGTCTACTTTTAATGCTTGTAACCATGCTTCGTCTAATGCATTTTCAGAATCAATTAATATAACAAATATACCTTGTTCCTGTGCATTTTTAATTACATTGCCTGAAGCAATATACGATTTACCTGCCCCGGATTCTCCAGCAAGTACTGTTACTTTACCTAGTGGTATACCTTTGTTAAAGTCACCAGTCATCAAATAGTTTAATGCGTAATTTCCTGTGCTTATCCAATCTGTAGGATCGCTAAATCCTATACCTAATCCTTGTATAGATTTTGTAATACTTTTTCTAAATTTTGTTGCGTCGAATACTTTTGTCATCTTTATCCCTTATATTAACATACTAGACCCTGACCGTCAATTGAAAATCAGGGTCTGGTAATTTTTTATATTATTGACTTTGTCTGCTTCTTATCAGTTTCAAGATATCTTCTGCTCTTTTGGCACTATCTCCGTTTGGAGTAGCCTCTGGAGTAAGATTTGTTCCTGGCGCTGGTGCGACTGGCTCTGGAGTAACAGTAGTTTGTGCTACTGCTTCTGTTACAGGTGCCGTTACTGGTGCCGCTGTTGCCGGTTCACTTGCTACTGGTGTAGATACTCTAGGTGCAGAAGTTCCTGCAGGTCTAAAATATTGACCGTATTTCTCAAGATCATAAGCCTCTCCATCAACAGATTTTTCAAATAATTCTTTAATTATTTTTACTTCTGCTTCGGTTGGTTCTTTAGGTCTATAGTCTGATAGGTTATGTAAACCATGTGTTTCGATTGCGGCTCTCTCTGCCTCATCTAATGCACGTTCTCTTCTTGACCATTTTGATGTTGAGTAATCAGCATAACC